TCGCGTCAGAAATTCTGGAGAATCTCCAACAGGAGTGGCTTTACGAGTCCTCTTTACGGCAGGTCCTCTTCCGTGTGTGTGTTATGAAATACTCACCCGATTGCATCCCATTTGGGTGCCAGGTAAGCTAGATCTACACGCATATTGGCTAGGCGTTTCCAATTCGCCAAGTTATCATCCTCCCAGCGGGCTTTTCCTTTCTCTAATCCGTAGTTACGGACTAAAGAGGGATGTGCCTGACTCCAACCATCAACGGTGGAGTAGAAGGTATGACGACTGTCGACGAAGTGAAAGCGCTTTTGCGCTATGTCGAACTTGGTTCCTTCGTAAGTTAGAACCTTGTCGATTTGGTGAGATTTACTTATCGATTTCACCTTCCGGTCGAATTGCCGCGCCATCCGTAGGATGGACGGTGTCCGAATCTCGGTAGGTGGAGAACGATGATAGATCTCCCACGACGTAGCAACTCGGCTGATGAGGTCAACCACTCGATCCAGAGGAATGTTTTCCCCTGTCTCGTTGGATGGCTCATTTGTTACAGCCGGTAGAGGGAGTTGAGTTCCGTCCATCTTGGTAACCGGTTCCGAATCGTACCGCTCAACCGTATTACGGGAGACGATCCGATTTAGATCCGTTAAACCAGATGGGACCAAACTGAACCCAGTTCCCATGGCAAGGTCGTACTTGGTGAATTGCGATAAAGCGTTCAGCCATTGCTGGTTCCGACGTTTGTTGGATCCAGCCGTGACAGGCATCAACGGATGGTTGATGCCTCCAAATGCGACTTCCTCGCCAAGAGGAAGCCCTAGCTTCCAGGCCAAAATCGAAGGATTTCGAGTTTTAGAAAACTCGAACAAGGAGTGTCTCATAGGAACACCGGCACTCGTCAACTGCTGAATAGCAGAGGACGGCTGGTTATACCATGAGATTGATCCCTTCGATCCCCCTGGTGGCGCAGTCCAAAGGCTCATGTGTTGTGTCGGGACGACACGAGGCTTCTTATGTAAGCCGCCTCGTCGTCGCTCCACCGAATAAGCAGTTTCACAGAACATCAAACGTGTTCGATGTTGGAAAATCTTGTTCGGCTTCCCTTTCTTAGGATCTCCAAGAGAGAGAAGGCCACCGCAAGCCTTTAGACCCGCTTCAAGGAGTAATCGCTTGAGCCTTGTGACTCGAGCGATGCTCGCATCGTCCCCCGCGGTGATGTAATTTTCTAATCCGGCTTTATGGCACGCATATGACGTGACCATAGGAAGTCCGGGGAAGGAAGTCGCATCTCCCATGGAGGCGGAGGTAGTAGTCAGGGGTCCCGGTAGATCATTGATCGACTGGTAAAACTCTGAGAACTGCTTTAGCAAACTTCGCGCTGAATTCAGGTTAAACTCAGCTTCCGGATGATTGCCTCCGAACGGGGTTTTCCCGCTCGCGAAGTAAAAATCGGATCTGTTGAGTAAGCCTAATTCACCCCATTTCTGATAACTGGCAAGACGCCAGAAATCAGGTTCGGTGGCACGAAGGTTGTCGACTGGGCTCAAGGGGCACTGTTTATGGTCCGTCACGATTCTGTGCGGTCCAAATAGCTTCGAGAAATATTTCTCAAACCTCTTCAGCCTAGGATGCATCGGCAGTATCTCTTCGTACAGCGATCGAGTCATCCAGAACGGATGAAAATCGGTCGCACACGAGAGATCCTGGGAGTAGAAGAGTTCTTCTTCATCGCTCCCGGGAGAAACTCCCTTTGCGTTCCTATTTCTCAACTTATGCCAAGGAAATTGCTTAGACGATCCCAAAGAACGGGCATGTCTATCATCCTCGACAAGATGAGAGTCAATCGCGCGCCTAAAGAGTTGGTACACCAGAGTACCGGCCGCCAGCGTAGTTGCTGGGTACCGGACTTTGAGTCCCTTCTCTTCGGCATAGATAGGCATCAAAGGAAGGTATTCAATACTATCCAATGACGCCATCACTGCCAAATTAAGCGCGGATGAGAATCGAGCCTCGCTAGGCAAATGATACTTAGCAAGATCTTTCAATTCCACAGGCCACTCCGGCACTGTGATAACGAAAGTGCTCGTCGACGCTCTTCCAGTCCCTCTACCATCAGGTGATTCAAGGAAGGCCTTGCGGAAGCACTCAGGGAGTGCATCCGCGCCTAACCTTGTACCAACCTGTTGGAT